CATAAGCATGTCGGACGCAGTGTTAGCGAACACTGAGTTATCTTGGTCTCCCCCATTGCCTACCATTGGTAGGGGCGGACAGAGAGCGACCGTTCCCAAAGGAACATTTGAGCAAATGCTCAAGGCCTACTATTTACAAGTAGACTCATCCCCTGACTTTTTTGTCAGGCAGGTCTGCGCCAAGTTTCGGCGTAGACATAAGTTATTTGGTAATAACTTTCCCGAACGTATGTTCATTCGGGATTTGGAGTTTCCGCTCCAATATAAATATATAACTTCCAAGTTATATGTGAGATTTTCATCTCACTTTCAGAATAAGCTTTCTGATTTGTTGTCCCGAGGAAAACTCGGTACAGTTCGACAGTGGTTTTACACTGCCAACGGGGTTGTATACCCTTATTTGATCGCCGGCGGCGAATCATATACGATCATTGATCGTCTTACCAAATATTCTTTGGAAGGATGCGCATCCAACTATGCGCATTTTATGTCTTCTCTGAAAAAGACAAAAAAGCTCATGCGTAAGCATGCCGCTATACACAATCCTACGGATGGTGTAAGAGTGGACCCTACGGGTCCACTTAGGCAACATTTATATTATGTTGCCCTTTTCAATAGCATGCATTCTGCTATTGTATCAAAACGAGAGAGATTTCGTTTTTTACTCCTCTGGACTCAGTCCAGAGCTACTGGTCTCTGTGATTCCAGTATGATCGAGAAAAGTCTCGATAAGTTCAGAAACACTGTTTCTGTTCCATGTCAACCTCTTGACATTAATGTAGAAATTCTACAGTCCTGCATTCGTGCAGGAAATGTCACTGGTGCTCAGGCACAAGTGTCAGTAGGGCCGAAGTCCTGCCTCCAGAGCCCTCAGGCTCCGGATCTTGCCGATTCTCGGCACTATCTTCCTGGATCCAGGAAGGACCCCGTGGGGGGTCAGACGAGGTATCTTCTGTACCTCTCTAGTAATAATGTCTTGCATTATACTTATGACCTCTATTCACTAGAGGCCACTCCTTGTTCACCAAGGCCAGTAAGATCTTCTACAGATCTACTATCGTGGGCTATACATGAAGCCATCACGAACCGAACACTTGTTAGTTCGGTTAGATTCCACTGTGTCGAAGACCAGTCGAAAGCACGGTCTATCACCGTTGCTCACTTGGCTTACCAAGTTATTATGGGCTGTTTCGCACATGCCCTCGTTCCTGCGCTTTATTCAGCAGAAACTAAGACCGGTCTCAGTGGAGACCGTAACTTATGGAGAATGCTCCATGAGCAACTCTCTCCGGAATCTCCGGAGTGGGATGGTTTTACAAACCATTCAACCCAGGCCTTTTGTACAGACCTGGAGGAGGCCACCGATTTCGGTAATTGGTGGCTAGCTCGGGCCATATGGTCCGAGTTTATTCGGCAAACTTCTTGCCGTAATCAGCCCCTCGGGCTGATGTTACTAGCGAAGGGTCTTTACACCTCGCCTCGCCCGGTTTTTCACCGGGTCGGTAAGAATAGATATTCTTATTTCATGACCCAAAGGGCTTTCCTTATGGGTGACCTTTTTACTAAGGTTGTCTTGACCATAGGCCAAGACTACAACGTTAGACAAGCGTTGTTAACTTCCCCTCTGGGCAGTTACCGTTCAAATGATAAAATTGAACGCATAGGGTCGCTAAGACCCTATAATCTCTCTACTCTTAAAGAGATTGACCAGATCAATCGTGATCCGGTCAGACCCAAAATTAATGGGTCAGCCTACTCATTGGTAGGCGACGACGTAGTTGTTTTATACGCCGTGATAGCACATAATTTTGTGCTGGAACCCTTTTTTCAAAAGGCTGCCACCTCAGGCGGGTGGAAGTTGTCGCAAGACGACACTTTTGACAGTAAACATCTCATGTTTTACTGTGAGGAAGGATCTCTCGTTCCTCAGGGGCCACAAAGCTCCACACGTCAAGCTATTTGGCGTGGCAGGGTAGTCGACTATCTAGACTACCCTCGTATCCGGCTTTTATTGCCGGTTAAAGTTGAAACAAACAACTACTCCCACACTAATGTGGGTCGCTTTGCCCTTATGGGTAAAGAGTCACTTTGGGTGACAGGCACAGGTTCCCCTGAGGCCCTAATGATGTACTCCATAGCATCATTATTACAGCATATTGCTGTACCTAGGGACATAGAGACTCTATGTCCTTTCACTCCTCAGGAAATTGGGGGTGATGGGTCATATACGACCGACGTGGGATTCTTTTCCCAAGTCATTTCAGTCAAATCCAAGGATGAGGCTGAGACGTTGTACAGAATGCATCGTCAGTTGTCCAAAACTTGGGCAAACAAGTTTGTCGCTTCCGACAAGCCTAGAGGTGGTGTTCTCAAACAGCACCTAATTCTTCCTACACTGGATAGGATGAAGAAATGGATCCCAGAACGATCCATCATCACTCCGGAGTCCCCGGAGCACGCAGAATTATATTCTGCGCTTCCAAGAGGTATTCTTGAAAGTCCCCAGCTTACGTTTTTTAAGCTGGTCAAACGAGTTTACAACTCGTGGTTATTCCGTGGAATACTACTCCCTAACCTAATGGTTAGGGCTGACCTCTCTTCTAAGAGAGGCTCTACTCCGTTATCGGAGCTTCGGAAATTCTTTTCCGATGTTGATCTCCAATCGGAGACCAACTATTCAAGGTACCTTGATAATTGGAGGCGTCCTGGCTTCCAATACCGAAATATTGATCCATATTTCGTTGTGCCCGAAAGGCACAGAGACATCATGTCTGTTGGGTGGAACTGGAAAGTTCGGCCCGAGCGTCCTACTGAAGTTAGTAGGATCGACGTCCACAGTTTCTTGGACGTAATACGATTTAATCGTGATATCCCCCTAGTGGTGGATAGGCTCAATATGTTCTTTGAGTCTGATCCCCTGATCATGATCAGGGTTAGAGAACGGGACAGTGTCCGCGGTCTTATTACTCTTGTCTCCCGAGACAAGAAGCTGGCACACCAAGTGTGTCGATGGGTACGATCCAATCGTGATCGTACCGCTAGAGTTGATCTAGTAAGCCCTGAATTCTACATTCTGGGTCGCATCGGAGAATTTCCCTCCGATTCCGTCATATTTGACGCTGGTTCTATCAATTTCTTAGATAGAATGGCAAGTGAATCAAACTTGTCTGCAGTTAACTGCAATCCTCCTAGGAGGATACCCGAATATTCCTATCCGGGTGTTACCACTGTCGTGTTAACGGGGTTTAAATACCCAAAGCGGAAATTAACCGCTCGTGCCGCTTTTGGCACTGTTCTTGAGAACATTCCGGACGCTACGCCGGAGACGATCTCTCATTTAAGAGGATTCGTCGAGGAGGATGAACCTCCTTCATACATACCCTAATTTAATAGGGTATAATAGTTTGCACTATGTGCGTTAAGCACGACTCCATGGAGTCCCGCAACTACAGGGCCAAAGGGCCAGTAG